TCAAAACGTATATGAGCAATATACAGAGTTGGTTTCTTCATAAGTCGAAAAGCTTTCTACTTTCAAATATCCTTCAAAGCCCAAAGCAGCTTTAACTATATTTTTACTCTTAAACAACATATCTCTTTGAATATCATTATCTTTCATGCTTGAAATATCGTCCATAAACATTGTGTGTAATTCAAATCTATTATTCTCATATTCAAATCTAAGAACCTTCACTTTTAATCCTCCTTATTAATTTCCCTTAATTATACAGGGGATTTAGATTGAATGGAAAGAATATCATAGTTTTAAACGACTGAACGCAAATATGCGTTTTGACATAAGCTGATGTCATTTTAAATGACGGTAGGTATTTATGAGATCCCCACTGTAGGTTAAAACTACTCCCTTTGTAATACTGCACTACTGTGTCAAGTGTCCCGAACAGTTTCTCAACCCTCAAGTTTGAGTTTTGATACTTGTGGCTTGTCCTGCATCGTCAGAAACGATACACCAACGATACACCCATCCTTCGTACAGCACTTAATGGCAGCTTTCGCCTTTCAGATACATGTGCAAATAGTGAAGCACAGTGGTATCCTATCCTCATTTATCGCATCGGCTGAGTCACTACCCTTTTAAGTTTAAAGTGTTAGCACATTCCACGACAGTCTTATCCTTAAAAGTGGCATCACTAAAGACAACACCTTGATCCAGGAGTATAGACTGATCCTATTTAGTTAGGTGAGGTAAACTTTACTTGCCTCGTAAAATGCACGACCTATTGAATACAAACTAAATTAAGTTAGAATGGGCTGGTATCATGGGCGCGTACCAACCCATCAGATTAGATAGTGCGCCAACACTTTTCTAATTAGCTAGAAATAACGATCATGAGCAGTAGGAAAAATTGCTTCCCCAAGATATTCCCATCTATACTTCTTTTCATTTTTGACTTTAGTTGTCTCAGCCTCATTGATAAACGCTTTTGATAGATGAGGGTTGTCTAGGTATGTTGAATGATGAATATACGTGTTCTCGGCAGGGAAAGACGTTTCATACTTCTTGTTAACCCAATTTTGCTTACGCTTTGGCGGGTTATAAGTGTAATAGAACGTATAATCAAACTTCCCTGCTCGTTTACGTGGGTTCTCTGTCTTTATTTTGTGTGTTAGTTCTTCACGTAGAACGGAGTTCATGATGGTGCTTACTTCCTCATCTGACTTAAATTCTGCAAGCTCTTCTATCCACATGACACCGATTGGAAAATCAGCGTCTTTAATTGATTTAAGCTTTTCAGGATCGTCAGCACCTGCAAAATATATCTTGTTCCCTCTCGGCTTGTATGTGATTTCTAACCTGGAAGGAACAAACTTGAATAGATGAGAGACACCCAGCGTTACCGTTGCTTGCTTTATCTGTGCGAAAACAGATTTAACAAGCGTGTTCTGTACTTTACGCAGCACGAGAGCGGAAACAGGGTATTCGATAATATCTGTTACCACACCAACGCCCACGCTGAATGATTTACCAGAAGCCCGGCCGCCCTTTAGAACGTAATGAAGATGCTCTTTTGCTCTTCTGTATCTCCAAAACTCACGAAATGCAGGTGCCAGCACTTCCGATACTTTAATCATCGTCATCACCTATATCATCAACAATGTAAACTGGAGCAACGTCACCTAATTCCATTTTCTCGACTTCGGCTTTTGTTTTATCAATGTTCAAGCGCATCTGCTCCAGTTTAAGCCGTCTTTCGTCTGTCTCATGGGCTATGTTGTCAAACTGCTTTATCAAGCAAGCCCCTAAGCTCAGACATTGCCCTAGATTGAGCGTTTAGGAATGTAGCATGACGATCCCAAGCGAATTGAAATTAGTATTCTTCTTCAATGTCAGCTGAATCTGAAACAACTGACTTTTTGTTTTTCAACTCTTTGATCATTTCGTTTTTGCTCTCAACGAACATAATCTTTTGTGCCCGCACAATGGCGGTAAATTGAATCTGTATTTGCTCTCAAAGTAAATCAACAGGGGAAAACTCCTAAATGTCCTGCATGACCTCAAACGCTTCTGCTGGCATGTGCTTTGAGTAAAATCCATGCGTCTTTGCGTTTTGGTTTCTTATTGGTGCTGCTCCCCCGCTATTACCTAACGCATTAACGTTACCGGGTTGACCACCCTTTTTTGTGTGCACACCTTTTCTTTTGGGTGCACCCTTTTTTCTTTCCCAACCATGCCGCTTTTTCCATGATTTTATGGTGTTGATCGACACCCCGTATTTCTCGGCAAGGTCCTTGTATTTCATGCCTTTGACGTAATCTTTCTCCGCCTGAATGTGCTTCGATTCCATTTACATTCACCTGCCGCCTCCTTCTGATTCGTGTTTGTTTCGGGAATTTTATTTCCTCTAAACTGCCGCCGCACTCTACCTTTAAGCCGATGCTTGGTGTAAAGAATTATCGGAAGCAGTTTACAGGGAACAAAAAAACACCCTATTGAGGGTGTGTTTATTCAGCATTAATATTTTCTTTTAAAATCTGTATATCCTTCTCAATTATTTCTTCTCCAATTGTTTTTAACTCACCATTTATCCTACAATTCTTAACATCAATAGACCTAACAATTATCTCAATTCCTGCTATCACTCCTATTAGTCCATCACATATACAGTTATAAGGTTCTTTTAACACTTCAGGCGGTTTCTCTTTCAACATTCTTTTTAAAATTAATTGAACTTCTTCTGATGTCCAATAATAACTTTCCTTTAACTTCTCCAGTTCTCTTCTATCACAAGTAATTAAAATATTAGTTTTACTTCTAATAGAATTTAATTCTGTTGTAATCTCACCGATTTTTGTTTTGACTAAATGATTTGCTAATGACATAAAATCACTCTCCTACCCTAATATCAACAGAGCCGATCATATAAAACTATTTGAGATATTTGTCTAACAATAGATCACTTTTCATCTTTTTCTTTTCTTGCCTTTACTTGCTCAAATGTTTTTAACATGTAACCTGTAACAATTCTATCCTTTCTGTCTTTATCCAAAAACCAAAGAACAATTAGAACTGATACCGTCACAAATATAAACCCTGACCATTTATTTTCATTAACATTAAAAGCGACCGTTAGAAATGCAGCGAATAAGGGCACTATTGCCATTAGATTTCTTCTGACAGGGTCTAGACTATTATCCATATGTGAAAACCTTGCTATCGCAAATTCTAGGCATTCAATTTCTAAATTATAAAGTAGTATCACATTTTTTTTATAGTAATTTTTTTCTTGACCGTATTTAAATTCTTTCAAAAAATAAGCAAGTAATTCTTTATCTCGATATGTGTAGATCACATCTTCTAATTCCTTTAATTTCTTCGTGTGGTTCTCATTATCTATTTTCTTAATTTTTTCATTTTGTCTTTTATTTTTAATTGCACGTTTCTTTTTTTTACCCAACTCTACTCACTCCTCAATATCATTATCGGATAAGATTGATAAAGTTGAGGAGTCTACGAAATTTGTCGAACGAATCCCAAGCTCGCAAGAGCAAGTGAAAATATATTAATCTGTGGTGACGCGGGAAATTATGCCTCCCCGTCCTGCCTTCAAGTTTACACTGCGGTTTTAAGTGATTTCAAATGTTGAAGAAAATTGACTTTCTTGACTTCTTTGACGATGTTGCCGATTATTTCAGTTTTGATTTTTCTAATGGTGTCTCTTGAGCATTCAAGATGATCAGATATAGCGGTGTAACTCATTCCAGTCATCATGCAGTCATACACGATTAAATGTCTTTCCTCTTGCATTTGGTCCACGGCTTTATTAAGGAAATTAGCAATAGCTTCGTATTTGAGCAGTCGCTTTTCTCTGCGGTCAAGATGTCTTAGTTCAGCTTGGCTTATTCCTGCTGATCCTTTAGGCATTGCAGCTTCATCACCGTATGTTGCCGTTAGCTTTTGTCCTCCAGCAAATTCAATACGATTCAGGAGCGTTGTGAGCCTGTCGATCTCTCGTAATATGAATTCATAGTCTCTAATCCATTCTTCTACCTGCCAAGCAATCATTTGATCTGTCATCTATATTCCCTCCCATTATTTACGCTTATAAGCCCCGCCTTTGGCTCTTCTCAGTCTTTGCATGTTTTGCCCCATCAGCTCACGTATCTCTCTTTCTGTAAGCTCCTGCGACTGTTTTTTTGGTTTCTCCTTCCTCATGTTCACCCTCCGTTCAGACAAATAAAAAACGGACACCAATCATCACCCGTAAAAGGTGTTGATCAGTGTCCGCAGGCTCTCCGTCTTGGACTTATTTAGTTTTTGTACTTCTTTTCTTTGAAATCCCAATAAGTAATACCTGTCATTTTATCTGCATCTTCGTAAGAATAAGATTGTTTAATAACTTTCGATAGAATTATACGTTCATCTCCCTCAAATACATAGAAAGTTTCGTCGATGTACTTTTTAAATGAATTCTTTTTGTGTTCGTAAACCTCTAAGGCTTCTTCTATATCATCAAATAAGCCAACAAGCCCTTCTTCATGATCATAAACCATCCATAGATCATCATTTTTGTTTATCATTTCATTTAACCTCCGTCTTTGACTAATTAGAGTCTTCTTTAGTAGGAGAAGATTTATTGACTGAAAGATTTGAAATGTTTAATTTACCAGCATCAATACCTATCAATTGAAAAGCTAATTGGGCTTGTACTAATGAACGTAATTTTTCATCATGAATCTTATCTGCCAATTCTATTGCTTCTTTTCTGTTATAATCCTCCAAAACGCTATCATGTAATTCTTTTACACGAATTCGAAGTTTTTGAGACTCTTTTAAAAACAGTAGTGAAATCCCTTCAAAAATTAAACTTCCAACTATGTTAATTGCACTATTAACAGTTGTATCTGATCCATAAGAAGAAATAATGAGACCAATTAAAAGAATAAAGCCCAATATAGACATAATTAAACCAACATAGAACTGCACATTTGAATGAATTGTAGTTTGTTGTTGATATATCATTAATTTCTCTTCATTTGATTTTCCATTTAATTTTTCATTTAGTGTTTCATTTGATTTTTCAATTGATTTCTCATTTACCTTTGATTCTTGTTTATATTTGTTAACAATTTTTTTCGATTTTTCTTCTTCTTTTTGAAGTTTAGCTTCAGCAAAATGACGTAAAAATCTCTCTTCTCGTAACTTATTAAAAATTCTTGAGTTCATATAGAATGAAATAGCAAGGACAATAAGTAAAGATGTCGCTGTCGGTATAATAGATTCAATATGATTCAAAACCCCACTCCTAACCTCACTTTTAAACAAACCTTATTTTACCATATTTACTTCCTCTTACAAAATTTTCGAATATATTCTTGATGGCTTCTTCCGATTTGCTGAGCCCTTGCGAAATCATTTAAACCTCAATAATGCTGTTAATAATCAAACAATCCTTATGCAATCACCTTTAAGTATCTGGTTCAACTTCGTTTGGCTCTTGTCCGCCACAACGTCATATGCGAATTTTAAAGGTTTGCTATTCAGTAAATCATTGTAATCAATAGCTGACGTAACTCGTGGTTCTGGTGACCGTTCGCTTTTAACAATGTGTTTCATACGACCAGTGGACAAATAACCATCCCATTGTTCCTTGTAGTATTTGTTTAAATCGAAAGCCATATCGTATAGCATGTTATCCTTCAAGTCATATGTATTAACATACTCACGAGAGTATTCAGACCAATGACGAAGAAGATTTCAGATTCTAAGAAGCAAAAAGCTTGTGCTAATCCTTCAAGACCTTGTTTTCCTGAAAGCTATTATTGTGATGAACAATTGTTTGCCATGTTATATACAGCTCAAGAGCCAAATCTCGATTGGACAAGCATTGAAGCATTGCAGGCTACCAATCCTTTAATGTGGGAAGTTGACAGAGAAACTTTAATCAGCGACCAGAAAAAAGCAATTGAACAAGAGCATAAGCAAAATGAATTTAAAACTAAACGTTTGAACATTTTCTTAGCAACAAATGCTGGAGTTTCTATTGCACCGATTGAAAATCTGAAAGCGTGTTATAATTTAGCTCCTGAGTTTGATTGGTCTGGTCGTGAGTGTATTTTGGGACTTGATTTATCACTTGGTGATGATAATTCAGCAATCAATCTTGTTACTCATGATAACGGTAAATATTATGTCAAACAATGGGTATTCGTGCCAGAAGGTCGGCTTGACCAAAAAGTAATCAAGAGAAGATTGATTATCGAAATTGGGTAAAGAAAAAGCAAACATTCGCAACTATTGACGAGAGCTCAAACAACTGGATGATTAATTACAAGGAAATTGAGGACTTTATCGTAAATCTTCCAAATCAACTAGACGTGAAGCTAACACACATTGCTTATGACCATTATAATGCAGGAAATCTGATTCAGAATCTGCAAAGCTACGATTCTCTTTTTAACGCAAAATTCCAAATCATCCAGCAAAATAAAACTGGTCGTCATTTTGGCATTTCATTATTACGTCAAGCTGTCATGCAGAAACGATTGAATTTTGACAACTCCATGATGATACACGAATGGGGAGCTGTTCAGATGAAAATGACAGATAATCTGTATTATGTGGAAAAAGTGAAAACTGCTAAAAATAAAACGGATATGGTTTATTCATTGATTAATGCTCTTGATGTTTGTTTGTAATGAGCTTTACGAAGTGAACCAGCCAGAGTATGCAGAAGATTTAATGTTTGAACTCTAAAAGAGAAGTAGCTTAACAACTGTTACTTCTTTCCCCTTTTGCTCCTTCTTATTATTTTCAATATGTTTAATTAAATGGCATGAAAATATATAAGAGTTTCCATTTTGAGTGTGATGATTTTAAGTTATATAAGAAGTAATTATTTTAAGTAAAATCGAAATTTATTAAATAAGCAAAAGGACCATTAAAGTCCTTTTGCTTATTTTTTTCTATTTTTTTGACGAGATTTTTTTGATATTTTCTTTTTATTTTTATTAGAATTTTTTTTGTTTTTAAGTAGATTAATGTTAAGATTCTTTTCTGGAGATGTAGGAAAGTAATCATTTAAAGTTCTTGGTTTAATACCTTGATTGACATAAGTAAACTTACGTGTTTGATAAACAAGCTCTGCAAGTCCAATACATGACCTCATTAACTGAAAACATTCTAGAACAAACTCTGTTAAATATATACTTTCAGGGGTACCCTTCTTTTGGTCTCCAGAAGGAAAATAAGTTAATTCTTGAGTAATAACATCATAAGTGTAACTTCTGTGTCCAATTGCATTTCGTAATCTATTATCAACTTTTGAGACAAAAATTTTATCAAAGCTTTCTTCACCATTTATAAATTCTAATTTTCTCCCTTTATTGCGCATTTTAACGTAATCTTCAATATCTACGATATCCTTGAGTACGTTTTCTTTCATTTTTTTAAAGTCTGCTCGATGTTTTAAATTATTATATGCAACTACTAAATTCAAGATATCGCCTATATCCTCAAAAGTATCTATATAGAAGTCCTTGATATCTTCAAAATCAACAGTTGTTAATCCTAATTTCTTGATTTCATCTTCTTTATAATTTTGTTCTGAATAAAAGTCTAATCCGTAAATTGGAATAAACATATGGAATTTTTCAATGAATTTATTAATAATACCGAATATTTTTTGTTCATAATCATTTATATTATTCTCAAAGTGTTGTGCCATCAAAATTAATTGGCTATTATCATTAATATTGCGGAACTCTTTAAATATGTGGTCGGTAATTCCATCGAAGTATTTCCTAGCAAAAGTATTGGTGAAAACTGAACTTAAGAAATGAACTGCTCTTAATAATTCTAGTTTGTTATCTGCAGGAAATTGTGTTTTATTTAATATTTTATGAATTTCTTTAGGTAAGTATGTATGATTTTCATTAAACCATAGCTCATTAATTCGTTTTACAGTCGGCCATTCATTTTCAATTTTATGTAGAAAGTGAATTGTACTTTGTTTAAAATTGCCTATATTTTCTCCCATAGAGAATACACCATTTTTAAAAAAGGGGGAGAAAAAAGTATCCATGTCTCCAGTATATGGCCTCATTTTTTCAGTCAAAAGTTCTCCAGAAACTTCAATAAGATAATCAGGTTTTCCAATGCTTTCTAAAGGAGTTACATTTTTAAAATTTATAGAAAATCCTGCATTTTCTTGGTCTAAAGATACGTTACCAAATATTGAAATATTACAGTTACCACATTTAATTCTCACTGGATAATTATCTAACCAACCAAGCTGAACTTTTATACGAGTAATGCTACTACAAACATTACATTGATAATCATTTGTAACTATCATTAAAATCATCCTTTTAAACAAGTAGTTACTTTATTCTACGTTTTATTATAATAATACACTAAACATAATTTTCCATCTGTATTTCAATAAAATAAAATTAATATTTTATATAGTGTACAAATTATATGGATAATTTTCCTAAAATAAAAAGACCACTTGTTTGTGGTCCGAGTTTTTAAAACTAAAACACTGGTAGCTTAATCAAAAATTATTTCTCATTCTTGATGAGAGAACTCAATGGTACCCAATGATTCGTATTTTGTTACTGCTATTGATTTAAGTTCATTCCAACTTTTTAAAGCATCAGAAATATGATTGTATGCTTTGGTATATTCTTCTGAAGAGTTATTATTTCTCATTCTTACATATCTGTGTACTTTAAAGCTTTCTTTAAAGATTACTATAGTAGCTATTTTAAGAGTTCCCTCAGGTTGTGAAAGATTAGAAAATATATTAGTAGCAGAGGTGAGGTGTCCATCGAATTCCCAGAAAAGGGTGTTAAGGCCATGGTCATAAAATGGACCTTCATTAGTTATTCGGCAATATTCAAGACAATCAGAAAGGGTAGACCAGCCATCATGTATTGAAGATGATTGCTGAACGTAACCATCATATTTTTTCAATTCAAGGATTACCTTGTTAAGGTTAAATACAGTGTTGTATTCATAGTTGGCTAATTCCTGCATAGATTGCTTTGCAACATCACTATCTAAAGTAGAAAACCTTTTCTTTGAATCTATATAGATTGTGCTCTTAATAGATTCCATAGTCTCAGAAATTGCTTTTCTGTCTTTAATTCCAATTGTTAGGATAACTACTCCAAATGCTAATAAGGTAACAACCTCAGACGGGATAGTCAGTACATCGATAGTGAATAACTTCTTCATGCCTTTAGTTGTAAAAGACAAAATGAGGAAAACTATTGCTATGATATCAAATGTTAGTATAAATTTTTTACCTCTGTTTGATTCCAAACTCAAATCAACAAGAGAATACATTAAAGCAGCAACCGATACACAAAACATTACTAGTATACTAGGAGAAAAAGCTCCAAAAGCTCTAAAAATAGCTAGAATTATTATAGCTGTACCCGTTAGGATGGTAAAATTCCGGTAATATTGATTATTCATTAATTTCCTCCTAAAAGACTTACTGGTTATATAATTTTACTATATTTTTCTTTTATTAATTCTTCCATGTTGAACTTTTCATACTAAAATCCCCATTTTATCAAGGAGTTCCTATTGGAACTCCCGTCTTATTTTTTGCTATTTAATAATCTTGATATAATGCGTTTTTATATTGCTACGTCAGATTCAGCGTCATACGTATTTTCGCTTTTCTCTTAAGTTCGTCCGTAATGCTTAAATACCAAGTTCTTTTACCCTTATGCCATTTTTTAAGTAATAAGAAACTTTCCCAATCAAGTTCATAGATTGCTTCCGTAGTCGAGATGTCTTGTCCAAGTACTACAATGATGACGTATTCAAACAATTTCTCCTGTGGTAACTTAGAACCTACATCATTTAAACCGTTGAATACACCTGTTCCTTTGTTAGTAGTTGCTTTTATGCTGTAACGCTCATTGTTCATATTTATGGCATCCACACATTTTGTTCCTACATTAACTGCTTGTAAATTTGGTAATGAAGGCGAATTGTTATAAAGTTCAAATGCTCTATATTCTCCAATTTCACCAACCAGATTGTTTGTGCGTATAACTTTTCTGTTTTTCATTTATTCTTGTACAATACTAATTACCCTGATAACATCATCAGTGTTTAAGTTTCCTATTATTCTTTTTACCAAGTTTATCATTAGCATCATTCCTCCTAAAATATAGATTCCCAATACTATTACCACATAAAGGAGGTCAAATCCTGCATAAGAGAATAAAAAATCCACAATACTCAAATTATTATTTTTGAATATTAATATTCAATTTTCAACACTATATAAACAATATATACTTTTTATATAACAGCAGTTTATTGGATATATAACTGTTATATATTATCTGTATAAATCAGATATAGAAACAAATGTTCATTATTCCAACCAATTATAATGAAATGACAATCTGTCCAAATCATAATTGGTACTCTCAATCAATTCATCATAAAAACTCATCAAATTATTCACTTTTTTCCTCGAGTTCATATGAGCGATAACTTTATTTAAGGCACCCCGCAAATATGCTCCAAAGTTCCTTATTTCTCGTTTATCCCGAACTTCTGTTAATACTTTATTAAAAAGCGTTTTATCAATGCCTTGCTGTTTAAATTCCATGTATGTATCAAAAATGATGTTTTCTTGGTCAACCTTGTTAACAGTATCAGTATTAATATTATTTTGATTTTTACTCAAAACTAAAGGATTAGTAGTTAAACTAGAATGATTTTCGGCTTCCTCGACTGGTTCATTGAAGTTCTTGACTTGCTCCGTTTGTTGTCCGTTTGACAAGTCGTTTGACATTTCTTGTGGAATGAACGTGAATATCAGTGAAGCGAATTTTTCTTCGCTGTTTCTATCCTGTTCAATCGTGATAAAATCCGCACATTTTTCTTTCAATTTCTTTAGATTTCTGCTAATTGTGGACGCTGTTACATCACATTTTTTTGCAAGAGTTGAATTTTTCTGTTTAACACTAAACGCACTAGTTGCGAATGCTTGACGAGATACTTCTTGAATAATGGTAAACAACGTACTGCCTTTTCTGACGTTTAGACGGGCAAGCAGTTGTTTCTGCAACTGATTGATTTCTGATTTAACATTCATTGGCACTTATTCTCCTTTGCTTGAAGGAGTCAACCATGCTAAAATGAACATGATAACTCCTTCGTGAGTTGTTGGGACCGTTTATTTCTCAAACTTTGGTCGGGGCGAGAATTAAACGGTTTTTTATTTTTATCGTAACACAGAACGAACGTTCTCTAAACCTTGCTTGATAAATTATTTTCTTTTATTATTTCGTTTTCGACTAACCATATTATTTGTTCCGAAAAATCCATGTTCGGAATGTTTTTCAACAACGGTGTTGTCTGCCATGTGTGCGTATATTAAAACAGTTCTCAAATTTCTGTGACCGAGTATTTTTCGCAAACTTTCAATATCTCCACTCTCCAGATAATGGGTCGCTGCTGAATTTCGTATCAAATGCAAATAAAAGCGTTTGGTTATACCAGCTTCCTCTGTATATTTCCGTAAATCTCTCAAGACATTATTTTTGTTGAGCATACAACCTGAAAGCGACAAAAATATTAAATCGTCAACTTCTCCTTCAAAAGCTTTGTTTTCTTCTAATAATTGCACTAACAGGCGATACGTCTTATTAGACAATGGTACAATGCGAGCTTTGCATGATTTAGAGTTGCTAGGACGAATTATCAATGTTCTGTTAACATGGTCAATATCTGATGGAGCTAACAACAAAGCTTCCGTTATACGAAACATGCAATCTACAAGGACATGAAGCAGACAATAATCACGAAAATGCTTAAATGATTTCTTGGAATGTTCCTTCGCCACTTTAAGCAAACGATTCAGTTCTTCACGGGTTAAAATATCAATTGTATGCTCGTCCTTCTTAAAACCTTCAAATTTATCAAACGGATTCTTCTGGAGCAACTCTTCCTTCATGCACCAAGCAATAAAAGTTTTCAGATTATTCAAACGAGTTTCAATTGAAGCGTCTGAGAGACCGACTGTTTGAGCACTTCTGGGTTTGTATTTATGTCCATCATTTTTAACGTACTCATTTTTAAGCCAATATACATAATCGGATATAAATTCAGTTGTAATGTCTGACAGGTATAATGGCAAGTCGCTCGTGGTTTCGTGAAACTTTTCCAAACTGTTAAAAGTAACAACAAATTTATTGAGCGTATTTGGTCGTAAATTTTGCTTAATCTTGAAATCAATGAACTTTTCGTAAACAGCTTTTAGACTTTCCTTTTTAACTACTTTCTCTGCTTTGCGTTTATGTGGCTGTCTTTTCCTTACTTTTTCTTTTTCGTTAAAATAATTTAGAGACAACAAAAAACACCCCAT